AATGATGAACCCCAGAACTCAAAAAGTTTATGAATCTCAGCGAAGAAAGATGATGGAGCATTGTAATACAGATGACTTCGGATTTACTTTACAATATGCTAAAGAAGATTTACAGAATTATTTAGATAATATTGTAAATATTAATACCAGAAAGAATTATTATGCTAATATTGTTAATTATCTAAAAAATACCGAATTAGAACCTGAGATGGAAGATGAAATACTCCATTACAGAGAGCGAATGCTAGAATTATGTAATACCATTAACAATGTTAATAAAGAACAGAAACAATCTAAGAAACAGGAAGACAACTGGATGTCTCTACAAGATTTAAATAAAATGAGAAAAAATCATTTTAATGATATTAAAAAAAGAGATAATCCCACTTGGGCGGATATACAGCCATTTTTCGTAGCATCATTATATCTGGCAGATGATAAAAATCCTCCTATTAGAAATGAATACGGAGATATGCTTGTAGTTAAAGAATCCCACGGCATCCACTCCACTGATAAATCTAAAAATTATCTAGTAATTACTGGCAGAAACAAAAAGACATTTATTTTGAATGATTTTAAAAATGTTAAATCTCAAGGCACTAAATCATTTAAAGTCGGAAAAAGTCTAAATAAAATTATGAATACATTTTTAGATAAGCACCCATTTAGTTTATCCGATACTCCTACCACTCCATTATTATTTAATACTGCTAATAATATGTTAGGCAGAAATGGGCTAACTAAATATTTACAGAATAAAGTATTTACTGATGGTAATAAAAAAATATCCACAGCAATGCTTAGACATATCTATATTAGTGAAAAAGTAGGTGGTCCGATGATTAAAGAAAAAGAAGACCTCGCTGATAAAATGTGCCATTCTGTAGCAGTCCAGGAGGGAATTTATAAAAAATGGATAGAAGAAAATCAGAATTAATATAAAATAAATTTTTGATTTAACTTTTGCTAAAAGTTATATAATAGGTTATTATATGGAATTGACCCAGAAACAAGAAAAAGAATTAAATAGACATTTAGGATTAGGCAGACACACTAAACCTGAAGCAGATTTAATGAAATCTGAGATGGAAAAAGGTAAATCTGTTAAAGAAGCACACAGTGCCGTAGTTGCCAGAAGGAATAAAAAGAACAAGCGTAGCAGTCTGGCAAGTGTGGTATTAGATGGTGAAAAAGTAGAATTTAAAGAGGGTGGATTACGAAATCAGTTAAAAGTCCCTAAAGATTATAAATTTAAACTATCTGAATTACGGCGAATGGCAAAAGTGAATACTGGTAATACATTTAATTTTTTAAATAAAGACAGGAAAATGACACCACTATTAAAAAAAAGAATAAACTTCGCTATTACGCTAATGACACGCAAAAAATAATATTGTATTATGTATATAATATGAGTGAATGGATGGATTTCGTAAAAAAATACCAGCGAACCCACGGCGGTAGTTGGAAAGAAGCATTATCTAAAGCAAGTAAGGAATATAATAAAAAAAAAGGCACTAAAGGTGCTACTAATATCTCTCGTGTAAAATCTAATGCTAAGAAAGGTGAGGGAGATACAGAGGATTTTACTACTAAACGAGGTGATAAAATAAAGACTGGGGCTCGTAAAGGTCAAAAAGCATTTTCTAAACCATTTAAGCATAATCAGAAATCTCCTATGAGTCAGTCCAGTTATTAGGGTGCCTCGTTTGCCATTTTCTTTATTTAACTCTATTGTCAAAAAGGACAATATAAAAATGTTGTATTATTATAAATGCCCCAACAAGCAGAGGAAGTTGATTTTACTGATTTTAGAGGAAAGACACGGAAAGTTGATAGAGGAATGCTACGACGAGTCGCACAAATGGATAGAGCGGATAAAGAGCGTTTTGAACGAAAGCAGAAGCAAAAAGGTAAAGCAATACAGTCTGGAAAAAGAGGAACTACTAAAGCAGACCCATCTGTTAAAGAAACTAAGGAGAAGAAACTGCCACTTCTGCCACAGGAACGGACTAATATGTATAATACATTAAATAAAATGAGTCAAGAGCAACTCCGTAAATATGTCTCTACCTTTAATAAAGAAGCACGAATTGTAGGAGGACACGCAATGAAAAAGAGTGATTTAATTAATGCTATTATTGCTAAAGCAAAAGTAGTAGAAGATTTATTAAAGAAACTTAGAGTAGATGTCCCTAAAATGGATGTAGGTCCAGTAGATAAAGTAAAGGGTGTCCCAGTAGATGCCACTGGAGCAAAAGCACGACTAAAAGAACCTAAACCAGTAATGCCAGGACAAGTAGGAACTAGATATGAAGCAGCAAAAGTAAATGGTGAAGAACGAGGAGTATATTATAGTGGATATGCTATTAAAGGTGATGCCGCCGCTAATCGTTTTGAATCATATTCTGCCGCAAGAGCCGCCTGTAATAAAGAAGGTAGATGTAATGCTATTACTAGAGAAAAAGTTAGAGGCGAATATTATTATAGTATGAGAAACGGCACTACTGCTATGAAAAAGGAAGGAGGAGATGAATTCTCCTGGAAAAAAAAGCGACAAGGAAAAATTGACTTAGGGAAACCTAAAAAATAAGACTGATAAATCTTGTTAATTTACACAAATAATATATTGTATAATCTATATACAATGGAAGCATTACAGCAACATATACAATCATATGGAAACTCGGTGTCAGGTATTGACGCATTTAGAGCGAACGCTGACAGAGATTTTTTTGACAACTGGAGTAAAGGTGTAGAATCGGCAAATAAGGCAGTAGAACTCGGAGGTAAATTATCTGAAGGTGTCGGTTTATCTATAGAAGGAACTAAGACTCTAAAGAGATTAGGACAGGCGGCATATAATAAAATTAAAGGAAACCAAGGCGGAGATGATGATGCCGAAGGCAGTGGTGATGCTGAAGGTGATAGTGCTACAGGTGCTGACGATTCTGGTGCTGGAAATGGTGGAGGTCAAGGCACTAGAACTGGGGCTGATGATGATGGCACTGGAGATTTAGAATGGGATGATGACCCTTCAGTAGGATTCGGTAGCGAACCTGTAGGAGTAGGAGGTCAAGAAGCATCAGCAGAACAATTAACTAGATTTAGAACAGGAAATTTAGCACAAGATGCTGCCGAAACTGATGGAGCACCTGCTACTGCTTCTACCACTGGAGCGGAATCGGCTTCTGATGCCACATCTGGTGGTGCTGATGCCACAGGTTCTCAAGCAGGGTCTGGAGTGTCAGAAGGAGCATCGGCAGAAGGACCCACTTTAGAAGGTGCTCCAGAATCAGCAATAGAAGCAACAGCAGGAGACACAGCAGGTGATGTGGGAGCAGGTATTGCTTCTACAGCGGCAGATGCCGCATCAAGTGCCGCAAGTGCCATCGGTAGTGGTATATCTACAGCGGCAGAAGCGGCAGCACCTATTTTAGATGTATTAGGACCACTCGGACTATTCGCTGGTATAGGATTATCATTATATGAGGCGTTCCACCACGACCCTAAACCTCCACCAGCCCCTAAAGTAGTAGGAGCAACAACTAAAGCAGAGGTAGTATTACCTACATATGACTCAGTCCAGGATACTCCAGCGTCCTATTCGGCATTTTAGATATATACACTAAATGTCAAATGAGGCAATTTTAGTTTAATTGTTATTTTAGTTTAATCGTATTTTATAAAAAAATAAAATATTGAGTAATAATATAAAAAATGTTTAAAGCACAACAAGGCACTAATTATGTCCCTACTAAGGTTATCTCAGTGAAACCAGAAGCACAAGTAAATTATAATCCTAAGACCCAAAATCAGGTCAGATGGTTAATCCCACAATATATAGGATTTTTTGACCCTCGCTCCACATTTATGAAATATAATATTAAAATGTCAGGTAGAGGTCATCCTAAACCTGACTGGAGGGCAGGAGTCCATTCTTTATGGCGTGATATCCGAATCCAGGATGGCACAGGGTCGGCTGAATTAGAAATGATACAGGATTATAATGTAAATACCGCACAATGGTGGAACTATACTAATAATGAATCTATTGACAATAAGCGTGATATGTTTGAAGGTCGCTCAGAAAATACTGATATAAATCAGCAACTTTATTATGGTCCATCAGGAGACTGGACTGCTGCTGATGTCTCTGACACATTTGCCAGGAAACAATTAGAAGTAGAACAACCTATTTACTCAGGTATTTTAGGAGGTGAGCGTGTTTTTCCAGTAGTTGCTACTAAAGGTCTCAGATGTCAGATGACACTAGATGACCTCCGACGCTCAGTCGTATTTAATACTGACCTCGCACTCGGTCGTGGTAATTGTGTAGGATTGAAAGACCAAAAAGCAGCAGCAGCAGACCAGAAGGCGGCGATTGACTCAGTATTTAATATTAAAATCCAGAGACCAGAAGATGGTCCTAATAATAGAGGTGTTAATAGAAATGCTGAACCAAGAAACAATAATCCATTTGATATCGGAGACGCTATTTATGTCGCTGATATTGCGGATGGTGCCAACGAAGAACAATTAGGTATTATTACTAAATTTACTAAGGATGGTGATAATGATTTAACAGTAGAATATATCCCTGCTCGTGCTAATGGTGCTGGTCTCGCCCACACCCACGCTGTCGGCTCTGCTGTATTTATTAAACAATTAGAACGAGTTAATGGGGGTCAAGTCGTTAATGTCCCACAGGCACAGATAGACCAGTTTGCCGTCTCTATATCATATGAATTATCTAATTTAGAAATGCTACTTCTTCAAGTCCAACCTCCAGACCAGTATGTCTCCGCTCTCCAGTCCCAAATCGGTAGTAGTGCTGGTTTGACACTTGACTTTAGAACCTGGACTTTATACAGATTTAATTTAAATACTGTTAATGGTCTAACTAATCAGTTAATCCCTGCTAACCAAAAGAGGGCATATTCTATTTTATCCTGTCCTCTCAGTATAGAATCTCAGAATACTCTATTAGAATCATCCTTAGTAGGAGTAGCAGATAATGCTCGTAATTATCAGTATGTATTTAGAGGAAATCTAATCCCTGACCGACCTATTAAATTAGAACGATTCTCGCAGAATCCAGCCCATCCTAACGCACTCGCTTTAGTAGAAACAGAAAAAGCATTAGTAAATGCCAACTACGGTGTAAGAAATCTATTAAATTCTCAGAATAAATTTTTAATCGGTAGAGCATTTAGTAAATATAATCAGATTTTTGACCTCTCTGCTGGAGACCTCGCACTCAGAGTAGAATATGAAGGAGCAACTAAAGAGAAACTTTACGAGCATTTCGTCCAGTATATTCGTAGAGTTAATATAGGTGCTAACGGAGTAGTAGTCTCATTTTAGAAGCGTTAGCACATCTGCCATATGTGCCATTTTATATATATACTCTAAATGTCAAATGAGGCATAAGCGTAGTAATCTAATTTTTTAATTTAAGATATAATATCTATAAAAAAATATATATTATATGTATATACAAATATGAGCGGAATGAATATTACTCAAGTAGAGCGTGTAGAAATACTTCCATTAAATCCACCAGCAAATAATAGTTATAGTTTTAAACAGGGTTTTCCTATAGTCCAGTTTTTAATCCCTAATCAGCCTAAACTTCTCCTTGGTAGTTCTGTAAGATTAAACGGAACATTAAGGGTTAATTTCCCTGGTTCTACAGAAGCAAATCCAGCACACCCAGACAATAATGAAAATAAAGGAGGTGGTAATGCTAATTTAAATTGCTGTTTAAATAGTCGTGTCGGTGTCTCATCCTGTATAGAGCAAATTACTCTGTCAAGTATGACAAATCAGACTTTAGAAATTGTCCGCAATTATGGCAGATATCTAGCAACCGCTGCCCCATTAACTCATTCTCAGGATGATTTAGACACAAATACTCAGTTAGAAGGTTTAACAGCATCTCGTAAAGCAAATGGTGCTATGACTGTAAATAATGATGTAGAATTCTCCATCCCATTAAGGACAGGATTACTTAGTGGCGGAAACCCACTTCCTATAGGAACTAATGGTTTGAGAGGAATGATTGTCCAGTTCCAACTCTCTCCTGATGCTAATGTATTAGGTGGATGGGTAGATAATGCTGGTGCTAGTAAAAATGATGCTGGAACAGGAAGTGGATGCTTCTACCAACTTAGAAACCTCAGTTTATCATATAATTTACTAGTCCCTGATGCTAAAGGACAGGAAACAATGAGTGTCCCATCTACAGGTCAGATGACATATAATGCTATTAGTCATTTATACTCAGTCCTAAACTCTAGCGACCAGACACAGAATTACAATTTAGGAACTGGACGCACTTTATCAGTTTTCCACAATTTCCTGCCATCTACTCATATTAATAATTATAATGAGGATGGATTCGCAACTCCGCGATTACGAAACGCTGTAGCAGGTGTCTATAATTCTGATGTAAATATAGATAGAGTCTCATTTTTAAAGGGAGGAGTCCTCTTCCCAGTAGAAAATGAAATTGACACCACAATCCCAGTAGCAGAGTCAAGACCTAAATCAGAACTAACTACTACATTTATTAACTCAGTTAAGCCCTACGCACAGATGAATCATTCTTTATTATCATTAAATACAGAATTCGGTATAGCAACTGAAACAAATGTTAATGGTCAAAATCAGTCAGCATTTACACAGGCAGATGCTGACCCAGTATTCGGTGTAGGTGTAGCAGAAGACCCATATAAGGTCGGTGTAGATTTTAAAGGAACTAATTATGGATTACGAATTAAATCTAATTTAAATGGAAACTCTCCTAACTCCATTTTTACATATATCCTCGCCACTAATACTTTAATGTATTCTCCTCAGGGTATTGCGGTAGTGTCGTAATAAACTTTAAAAAAGTTTTAACAAAAGTAAGGACTGGCGTAATTGACATTTAGGAGTATTATATAAAATGGCATATCTGCCACATAAAATTTTTTACCTAATTTTTAATTAAGATATAATATCTATAAAAAAATATATATTATATGTATATACAAATATGAGCGGATTACCAGATGTATTGAATGTTAAACCTATGGCAACTATTGACACAATGAATATAGACACTAATATTTTAGACCCTATTGTAATTAATAGTGGTTTTGCTAGATTCGTGTTAGAAAGAAAAGGCATTTTAGATGCTGGTTCTACCTTTAGTATTACAGCACATCCTGTCGCGGCAGGTGATGATAAATGCCATTTACCTGTTAAGACTGGAGCCCACGCACTCATTAAAAGAGCAGTTTTGAAAGTAGGAACTAAAGTATTAGCACACTCTGACGATTATGCCTATTACCAGACTGTCCGTCGTGCCTTTAAGACTAATGAAGAAAAAGCACAAAAAGATTTAGTTAAAGTAGGAAGTTTAGATGTAATGTGTCCTGATAATCAGGGTCTCGGATTATATCAGATGAAGGATTTAAATTATACTGCTGATGCCACTGGACTCGCACCACAAGCAGTCAGGCTCCGAACTGCGGAAGCATCTGGACCAGTTTTCCAGATTAAATTATCAGACCTCTTCCCTATGATGAGAAATATGATGCTTCCACTTTATTTAATAGACCAGCAAGTCTCAGTAGAATTAACCTTTAACCAACAGGCAAATGGCACTCAGGGATTGACTGCTGTTTTTGAGGATGGATATGGTGGAGATACTTCTGTTAGTATAGGACAATCTAATGTTAAATTTCTTGCTGATTATTTAACCTACCAAGATGAACGAATGGATGCCACTGCTAAAATGGTAATGAGTGATAAAGGTTTATCTCTCCCATATGAAGATGTAGTATTAACCTCATCTAATGTCGCTGCTGCCAACCCTGCCCCAGGTGCTGGTGTAGTAAATAAAGTAGATTTAAACAGAGATTTAGGTTTATCAGGACGAAATGTTAGGGCAGTAGTCCTCCACGACTCAGTCCAGGGTGGTGAGAATTTAGTAGGAAACTACGGAAGTAGGGCATATCATATCCCAGACGAATATAATTTTAGAATTAACGACCAACTAGTTTATTCTAGAAGTGTAGTTAATGAAGAAAGGAAACAAAATCAGTTAGCAGATGTATTCGGAACTAATATTAATTGTTTAAATAGTGAATACTCATATAATGGAATCGCAAATAAACAGAATGCCGCAAATGCTTTAAATAATAATTTAATCTCCACTAATACTATTGACGGAACTAGTCAGAGAGTCCTCCAGGGACAATGCCATTTTGAAGGTGTAGATTTAACCACTAATCCATTCGCCCAAGTAGGCAGTGGCACACTAGTAGGTCAGAAACCTATTGAAGCACTCAGAACAATCTTCCAGACGGCTGATGATAATGCTACTAGAGAACTTAGATATTTCGCTATTGTAGAACGAGCAATGGTGCTTAGGTCAGGTCAGGTAATGGTTAGTGCCTAGATGCCCTGTTTGACATTTAGTCATATACTCATAGATGGCACATATGGCATAGCAAAATAAATTAAGATTATTTTAAACCATTTAAAAGAATATCGCCATTATATAATAATATGAGGAAATCAGGGACACCTAATCGCCGAAACTACCATTATTCGGTAGAGACCACTACTAATGGAGTAGAATTTTTTACTACTACTAAACAAATTACAGATAAATATGGTATTAATAGGTCAGCCATATATTTTAAAGTAAATCCAGATGAGACCAGGATAAAGAATAAATATAAAGAATTTAATATTCGTAAATTAAATCCACCTAAACCAGTATTTACTGAAACAAAAATCTGTTATAGTAATATACAGTAATGTTTAATTGTGTATTGTGTGATTCTCAAGAATGGACTTCTACTGGTTTATGCTCTACCTGCCACGAAATAGGTAAAATTATTGCTTGTTATGATGCTATAGATGTATTAGACTCATTACAGACAATTTATCTCAGAGATAAAAATAAATGCGAAAATAAGACTGATGTAGTTAAAAAAGAATATAATACAAGAAGTAAAGAAAAAGATGTAAAATCAGATAAATGAACGATTGCTCCTCCCACTTCTTGGCAGAACCATTTTTTTTAAATTATTTTAACTAAAATTAATAGTATAATTACTATTAACTTTATTAGATTTTTTACCCATCATTACTGGGATAGCAGGTTTTCTGGTCTCATCTGTAATATGAATCTGGACTGAATGGTCTCTATTAAACCTACAGTGCGTTCCTCTGTGTTCCACCCTATTATCATAATTACCTCCGCTACCGTGTTTATGTAAAGTAGGAATCGCAGATTTATAGAAACCTACTCCATTTGCTTTAATAGCACTACCTACTTGTCTGCCACCCTGTATAGTCCAGCAGTAAGGGCATTCGTAGTATATATGTATATTATCTACCGATTTGGCTACAACTTCTATTAATTTATTACTATCTACCATATATTATATTATGGTGATTTTTTTAAATGTTTTTAAACTAAACAATTTTGTGGTCTCCAGGTCGTGGAAATATATCAGGTGAAGCAGGTGGCGTGTTTGCCTCCTCATTTCCTTTAGCGACACACTCAGATTGGCAACAACTAGACCTAAACCATCTGATTCTATTTAAGGCATTTATAATAGCAACTAATACACGAGAACGACGACTCATTTAATATATAGCAATATATTTATATGGTTGAAGTTTATTTCCAGGCATCTACTAATCCGAAGAAGAAAATGATGGCAATTTTCTATGAAAATGGTAAAAAAAAAAAGACTACTCATTTCGGTCAGAGAGGAGCATCAGATTTTACGAAACACGGAGACGAAGCACGACGCAAAAGATATGATGACAGACACAGAGCAAGAGAGAACTGGCAGGATTATAAGACAGCAGGGTCATTAAGTAAATATGTGTTGTGGAACAAAAAGACATTATCATCATCCATCAGCGATTATACAAAAAGGTTTAATTTAAAGAGAATTAGAAACCCCAAGTAATATAGACAGTTTAATTTTCTATATACTATAATATATATGACAAGCGAAAGCAGTGGTATAGATTTAACAATTTTACCAGTAAAGGAAGATGGCACGGAACAGGCACTAAAGAGACCTATACACCCTAATTTACCTAATATAGCAACAGGTCAAGTAGGTATTTTAATATCGCCAGTGAAGACAGGAAAATCCACAATTATTAGTAATTTACTATTAAATCCTAATTTTTATAAAGACCAGTTTGATATTGTTTATATTATCAGTAATACAATTAATAATGATAGGACTAGTAGATTTTTAAAAAAAGAATTTCCAGAAACCATTTTTGATGATTTAAGTAGAATAGATGAGATTATTACTAATATTATATCATATCAGGACTCATTTCCTCGTGGAAAGAAACCGTTTATATGTGTCGTATTAGATGATTTCTTAGGTATTAAAAAATCCAGTAAAATTAATTTTTTATCTACTAGAGCAAGGCATTATAATATAGGATTATTACTATTCGCGTCGCAATTGTTTAGAGGATTAGATACTACAATTAGACAGAATGCCACATTTGCCGTAATCGGTGGTCCGAATCCGAATGAGAAAGAATTACTAAAAATAGCCGAAGAATTCGGAGATAGATATGGAGGACAGAAGAAATTTTTAGATGTTTATAAACAGGCGACAGATGAACCCTACTCATTTATGTATTTAGACCTACAGAGTAATCCATCTAGAGCATATAAGCGGTTTGATAATTTAATATACGAACACCACGATACCTACGGAAAATCTCCACAATTAGAAAATGATGATGAGTCTGGAGATTCTGACTGATTGCCTCGTTTGACAAATTAGACTCTAAGAACACAAATGGCAAATGAGGCAGTAGATTGGTGATATTGGCGACGAGATTAAGAAAGTTAAATAGAGAATAATAATATCTATAATTATAATATAAATGGATTTGGAATTACCTGAACTAGAAATTAAAGACCCAGCGAGTTTAGAGCAAGAAGCGTCATATGATGATATAGAAGCGGATTTAGAAGAGGCAGAGGAAGACGACCAGCCCTTTATTAAGAATCAGGTAGAAATGGTTAAACAACCTACTGCTGAATTAATGAGAAAAATGGCAAAAGAACAGGAAGAAGTCCCACCGCCACCTAAAAAAAAAAGAGAATTATCTCAGAAACAATTAGACCATCTCGCTAAATGTCGTGAGAAGGCAGCCGAGAAAAGAGATGCTAAAAAAAAAGCGAAACAGGAAGCACTCGCAGCAGTAAATGAGCAACATAAAGCAAAAGCATATAAACCGCAACAGCATCGTAAAGCACAGATAAAGAAAGAAAAAGCACAATATGAAAAGGCAACTATTAAAGTAGATAATGAAGTTAAACAGAAAAAGACAGTTCAGGAAACCACACCCGAGGATTTTAATGTCAGTCATAAAGAAGAAATTAGAAAAGCACAACAAGCAATAGTAGAAGCAGAGCAACAAGCATTTTTAAAATTTATGGGAAATATGGAGCGATATAAACAATTAAAGACTGGATATAAAGAAATGAAATCTAAGAGCAGTCCTGCCCCAAGTGCCCCTAAAGAATCTATACCTAAAGTGGCAAAAGTGGCACCTGTCAGTCAGCCACCTATACAATTATCAGTTAAACAGAATATAAACGATAATCCATATAGTTCATTTTTCGGATAGAAAATATATCTAACTACTATATAGATGAGTAGCGACACTATTATAATAGAGTGTAATAGGCAGATAGCATATAAACAAGAATTAGATACTTTAGGAAATTCGTTTTCTCCTGATGGTTATGAACCTCCTAATAATAAATGGAAGACTCATATTTCTAATGGAATCCCTGTTAATGTCGGAGACCAGATTTCAGTAGAAGCAACGATGATTAATACTAAAGGAGCACCAGATGAAACAATAGAATTCTTAGGAGATAAGAACTCATTAAATACACAAAATTTTGTGGATAATGAATGTCAAGTAGATTTTAATTATTATATTACTAATCGGAGACAATTTAACTTTAATATGCCTTTAGAATCTGCCTATACTTCTCAGACTGAAACTGCTGTAGATTATGGTTTTCCAGATGTCTCTACATATGCTGATTTTTTAAAAAATTATCCAACTAATGGAATTGAAGGGTTTGTTTATACTCCTGCGACATCCGCTGCTGAAGGCGAATATACGGCAACTAAAGTGCCTAATTATGTCGCTAGTAATCCACCTAAACGATTATTAAATACATCTCCTAAACGATTATATTATGTTAAAAATTTTTTACCATATGGATGGGACGGAACTAGTGATGGTGTCCAACCAGAAGCAGGTTTTGGAACAGTAGATTTAGAAATACCCACAGGATTTAATACACCATCCGCAGTAGCGAATACATTAACCTCGCAATTACAGGAGAGAACTGGAGATGCGACTAATTTTACTGAGATAGATGCGGCTCCGACAATATTTACAACTCATCCTACTGTTCCACTCGGATTAAAGGCATATAATCATATAGGTCAGACCACTGAGACATATATTACAATACCGACGGCAACAGGATATTTACCATATGCGAGAAAGAGGGGAGAGTGGGCGGCTACATTTACTGGTGAAACTGGTGCTAATTCTGCCCCTGGATTAGGATATGAACCTAGACAGGGATTTAGAGCAATGTGGAATAATTTATTAGTAGCGAATTATAAACAATTTATAGCAAGAGGAACCGCTTGGAACGAATTAATGTCAAGAGCCGCACCTGCCAGTTCTATTACTGATTTTATACAGGCAGATGCGGCAGGTATAATACACTGGAACGGGAGTGGATACTCAGTAATGCTAACAGACACTATGGATGGAGAGAAGGGATGGTCTCCAACTATTTTAGCAGATAATAAGAGAGCAGACGCGGATATTACATTAACTGACCCATTTGACCTACACCTACAAGAAGGAACGGTAATACCGACTAATATAATGTATAATTACACTAATTTAATTCTTCTAAAGAATATATTACAATCTACTGAAAGATATCCAGAAGATATCCCAGAAGCGACATTACAGAATGCTCAGGATAAATACTGGCAGACTGATTTAGGTTTTGGTGTCAGTGATGATGTAAATAGTATGGGCTCTAGAACACAATATGGTGGAAGAGTAAATATGCCATATCCAGGATTAAATCCTGGTGGAAACGGACAACCACAATATGCCACTGTAGATGGTAAAATCAGATATATGACTGCTAAAGTATGTCCGTATAGAGAGTCTAATAATATTAAACAAAATCATTGTTATGTAATGACTAGATTTGATAATGACACATTTGACACAGCACAATTATCGCCATTAACTAGATTTAGATTTACGAATTCTAAAGGATATAGACCTAAATATTTAGATGGTGAATCTGCTAATTTAAATGTAGGTATTATACCAGTATTTTTTACTGAAGCGTGGAAACCTGACCCTAATTATGATATAGATGTCCCAGTGTGTGCCTTCGTCCATATACCTAAAGCAGTAGAATATAGAACACAATGTCTCCTTCCTGCTGTAAATGAATATATCAGTATTGCTAGTCCATTTTTTTATGATAATGAGATTGCGAAACCTATTACCACACAGAAAATCGGAAATGGATTTTTCGGTGGCACTTCTACAACTGATTCTGAATATCCTACTAGGACTGACACACTTGACTATATGCCATTTATATTTATAGGGGCAGACTCGCCACAGGTGTCATTTAATAAGACAGGTGATGGTAAATTTAGTATAAATACATTACACACACAATTAAGAGCAGGTAATAGCACATTTCAGAGAATACCTCAAAAGACTAATCCGAACGCAGGACAGATTTCTATGGAAGCATTAGGGCGAGTGTCAGCATATGCTGGTTTAAATAGTGCTGGAGCAATTGTTAATCCATTAGAATTCGTCCAGGATACTGACCCATATCCATATATATCATCGCAATCAGGTGTGGCAATTGTAAGATTATCAGTAAGACGAAAAAATACTAGTATAAAATACCCATTATCTGACAATCAGCCTGAGCCATTTAAAAATACATTATTTAGTAAATTAGGATTTATTATAGAGCAATTATTGCCGTTTGTAGGTGGAATACAGACACAATTTAATAGAAGTAATTATAATAGATTTTTAGGAGTGGATACATCCCTTGTTAAGAAAAAATTAAATATGGTTAAACCATTTACTACCGATGCCTACCAGTCCGCATTTACTAATATAGGTGCTGCGACTAATAATAATAATGAGCCGATGGAAAATTTAGGCGTAATAGGATTTGGAGATGAAACAGATGAAGTTAAATTAGATGCTGAATCTGATGAATTAATTGCTAATAATCTTCCTAGTAAATTAGATTTCGCATATTTAATTGTGTATAGTGATATAGTCCAGAATACACAATTTTATGGTGGAGCGAGTGGGTCTCAAAAAATCCCTGCGATGGCATATATATCTCGTAATTATAGTGAAGGTGATTATTTTTACTCATTTACAACTAACTGGAATTATACTGCTGATAAACCATATATATTAACTGATATTAATACTACTATTACATTACCTAATGGAGAACCAGCACCTATAGAGCCGAATAGTAGTGTTATATATAAAATTACTAAACCGAAGGCACTGCCGCCTCCGCCATTACCTGTTAAAGAAGAAAATGGCAAACGAGGCACCCACGCAGGAGACCCAGATAAGCACAAAAAATAGTTAAATAAATTTTGATTACACTTTTGTTAAAAGTGTTTATTTACGATAATCCTTTACATCTTCTTTAGAATATTTTACTCGTGGTTTTCTGGTAGTTTTATTTTTTTTATTTTTTTTATTTTCTTTAAATCCCTCAAATACCTCAGCAGGTTTTGTTTTTGGTTTTTCCTGCTTTGCCATTTCTCTTCTAACTGCTTTATCCATATCGTGCCACATTACGCCCTTCTCTAAGTCGCCATTGTCATAATATTTATTGTTGAACTCCATTAATATATTTATAAGATTTTATTTATAAAATAAAAATGTATGGTAATAGTAAATGAGTTTGATTACATTAACAAGTTCTACGAATACTAGCGACCCTAGACCAACTGACCCAGCCATTATTAAGAATAATTTTAAAGATGGTTTAATGATTAGAAAAGGTAGTGAAGTCGGTTTAGTTAATTTAACAATTAATAAACAGGCATTTTTTGAAATCCAGACAGGTGTTAATGACACATTTGTGTGGAGATTAGGAGATAGACAAAATTATGAGCAACACACAGTTGTAGCAGGACCAGGTAATTATACTGGTAGTGCTTTAGCAACAGAACTACAGACTAAACTTAGGGCATCTACAGTAATAGGAGTTTATAAAGATGAATGGACTGTCGTATTTGACCCCACCGCTCAAGATGGTAAAGGAGGATTTACTATTAATTATGCTGTAGCAGCGACACCACCAGAAGGAGTCCAGGATTTTACACAATATGGAGGTAGTTTATTAATTAGTAATCAGGCATTACCTTTAGGGAGTGAAATATCATCTAATGTGTCTGGAACAGCATTTAACGCAATCCCTGCTAATATTGCTACTGCTTCTAAAGGTATTTTCGGAAACGGAGGAACAATAGAGGCGGTTTGTGTCCCATTTACTGTGCCAACTGAGGGTGATGTAAATACTGCTATAGTATTAGGTGGTGCTGGAGATTTTACAGAAGTAGTATTAGGTGTAGATGGTAGGACATTTGATTTTACCACAACTGCTCCAGGTGCTATTTTTAATCGTGGATGGATTTATACATTAGTTTTTCAGAATGGAGACCCTAATGAGTATTTCGGTCCAGGGTCTGATGAGGGAATTGCTAAAGGAAACTATTTCCATTCTATGGATGGGGCAGGTCAAGTCAGCACTGGAAGTATATTTAAATTTGCTCCAGATGGTGTGGCGGTAGGTAATGCGTCATTTAATGATAATCCATCTGGAGGTCGTGGTCCATATAATGGTTTAGGAACTCAGTATAAAAAATCAGCAGGAAATTTAGTAGTAGATGAGAACAGAGGATTCTTCGCAACTCAGCAAGTAGGATATGTCAGAGATATTTTATACCAGGGTCAGAATAATTATCCAGGTAATGCTAATGCCGAGATTACTGGAGATGTAGGAGGATTTGATATACAATTTGAGATTACAAGTATAGGTGCTGAGGCAAGTGGAAGTGATGTCTCAGTCTCATTAAATCAGTTAAAGCAGACTCAAGGGACATCCTTCCCTAATGCTAACTGGAGGACTGCTTCTACTGCTATTTTTAGTGATTTATCATCCAGTGCCTTTTCTAATAGAACTGGGGCTCAAGACTGGCAGACATTTTCAGGATTAGACCATATTAAATTAGTAGTCCAAGTAGATAATCTAAGAAACATATCGTGTAAAATATCCCACGATTCTGTAGGTGATGGTAATTTTACAGAAGAGCAGACACTTGCCAAGACTGGAACTCAAGGATTTACTTCTACTATTAAAGAAACCTCATATCCATTAAGACCTGTTTATTGTGGTAATGGTAGTGGATATTATACCAATAATATTACTGTAGCGAGAATGACTGGCATATTTGACAGCAGAGAGCATTTACAACAATATACAGATGCGGCAGATGGAGATGGTAATTTAGAGGCAACTCCTTTAACTTTATCATCATTATTTAAATTCGGTTTAATTACTGCTGACGAAATCGGAGCAGGAGCAGGTCAAATACCACAAGCGGATTATAATGGAGTCCAGGGTAATATCCAGAATGTAATAGGAGTAAAAAATTATTATGTCTTCCCATCTCAAGACCCAGCACAGTCAGTCATTACAAGTATAAGCGAACCATTTATTAGTATATCTGAGCCATCATTATTTTTAGAATTAATGGATTTTAATATTAGAGGTCATAATGGCAAGACTGGTGATAATTGTAAAGTAATCGCAGTAATCCCTAAGGAAGAATTACAGACTGGAAACAATCAGGGTGTATTACATTATTATCCTAACTTCCCAGTGTTTATAGATTTAAATATACCAGAGGATAAAGTGTATTATGATTTAAATGCTTTACTAAGGACACCTGATGGCACTATAGCGAATGATTTAATTAATCCTACTGAAATTACATTACTAATTAGAGAATCAGAGGAATCTCGCCAGGAGCGACTGATGAGGAAACAGGCAGAAATAATAAGCACCGCAGTCGCTAATAGAAATGAGACTAAAATAAACCAGATAGGTGTAAATAATCCGAGAATCTAAATCGCCATCTGGCTGCTACGCTTGTGCCTCATTTGACAGTTAGTCATATACTCATAAATGGCACATATGGCAAAAAGCGTAGCATCTAGTATTTGGTGTGGATATCCACACGAATCTAGCATACTCTATACCTAAAAATTGAATTGATTTTTTGCTCCATATATTAGTCAGATTATTGAACCAAGAAAAAATTGAATTGAACCCATCCACAGAGTCCAAAGCAGATTCCGACCCAAATGAATAGCGAGATTATTGAATGCGTAAAGTGTAATAATAAGATTTCGGATTTAGAATTATATTTAGAAACACAACAATATTGTGAGGGTGGATGTGGTAAAGCAGAAATCTGGGATTGTAGCAATAGGAATATGTGTAAAACTTGTGAATTACACCCTGATAATAATCCGCTTTGTTGGGAAGTAAAATGTGATGGATGTGGTAGGAAATGCGGTAAGGAGGAATGCCCCTTTGATACTGGATATGATATTAATGAAAATTTTATATGTGATGATTGCCCTATTGATAGTGATAGTGATTAGTCATTCTCCCACTAATAATTGTGGGGATGAGGATTGTGAATGCTGTAATTAAATAAATAAAAAAAAAAACCTCTAACCCTAACAGTGTGGATATCCACACGCATCTAAGATACTCTATACCTAAAAATTGATATGTTTGATTTACCTATTTTTTATCTAATCTGATAGCATATTATGTGCTCTACTACATTTATAAATAAAGACAATCTCGCTGCCATCCGACAGATGGATTCTCACTCTATAGACTTTATATATTTTGACCCACCATTTGCCACCACCTGTGCTGACTACGACCAGACTCCATTAGACTGGGCTAATCTATGGGTGGAGATGTGGCGAGTATTAAAAAAAAGAGGTGTCATTGCCATCCACTCCTCTCAGCCATTTACTGCTGATTTAATCGCGAGTCAGCGTAAGCACTATAAATATAA